AACCGGCCCTTTTTCTCCAAAGCTGGAGCAATCGCCCGCAAATAACGCTAGATCAGCTTTAGGTAATTGAAATTCCTTATGCTTATTGTGGGTATCTGAAAAAGCTGTTATTTTTATTCTTTCCATAATTTAGACTTTTGTTCAAAATCAGCTTTCATTTTAGCTTCCATTTCTTCAGCTAAATCTTTAATATGTTCCATTTTCTTAAAATCTTCTAATTTAAGCTTATCTTCGAGTACTTTCGCTTCGACCAATTCTTTCTGTAATTTCTTTAGCTTAGCCTCATAATAAACAACTCTTAATTTAGCTAATTCTAGCAAATGAAAAGTTTCATTAAGGCGCATTTCTAATTCAGTAGGTAAATTTTGTTGCTTTACAAGCTCTTGATAAGTTTTAGAAATAGGTGCTGAATTACACCAATTGTCTATTTCATCACCAGCATCTTCTTTAGGTATTATGCGGGTTTTGGCCTTAGAATCGTCATCTGTAAAAATACACTTTCTGACAGTCATGCTATATATTACCACAAAATAGTTGACAGAGCGGTAGCTATATGATATCTTCTATTTATGAAATTAATATCTACTTTTGGTATAGAATTCACTTACGTATTGCCTGATATTTACGCCCATGATTTTGATCGTGAGCGTGGAATTATCGGTCAGATATCATTTCCTTTTAATCGCGAGCTGGATAAATTAAACAAAAAATTAGGATATAAGAGTAGCTTTACATACGCTCACGAAGATTGTGCCGCTTTAGAGATCGGAAGTCCTGTTTTTTCTACTCTTAATCAAATAACCTCATATTATGAGGCACTTACTAAATTAGCTAAAAAATTTGGATTTCAAACTCATAGACAGACGAGTTCTAGTGGTGGTGGCCACATCCATGTAAAATTGCCCGCATTATCTTGTAACGATCGAATTAAGATATTGACCAACGCTATGAGAGATATTTATAATAGACCTTATTTAAATTATTTATTTAACGATCCTTGCGATCAGGAAACTTCAGGATGTTTTACAGAATTTTTAACTACGAAAAATGAGGATTGGGTGAGAGAAGGTCCCGACGATATGGCACTTTCGCTTTATAATGTATTGAAAAATATACTCAATCCAGAAGTTAATGATTTCGAAACTACAATATTGAACCTTCGCAAAGCTTACGACACTTATGTTATTAAAAAACGACAAGATTATACCTATAATATTGTTGAAGATTTTGCCGATACAATTTTTTATAAAATGCGTTTTAATGATTGTATGATCAGATATAACAGAGAGTACAATACTATTGAATTTAGAATTTTCGATATGGCCAAGGATGCTGAACAACTTCAACTAATGGTTCGCTTTGCAAACGCTTATATGAATAAAATTTTCAAAATGGACAATTTAGCGCCAGTCAATCATGGAACTTCATACGCTGCTAATAGAAAATTTCTCAACAGTTATAAAGATGTAAATAAAGGCATTGCTGAATTTAATGAACTTTTAATTGAATTAAAACTTGACCCTAAAGATTATAAACAATTTCACAAAAATTATAAAGATAGAATAAGGCTAGGTTATAGGTTGAATTAAAAGGGGCCTTCCATGGCCCCAAACTTTTAACTATGGAAGACTTACGCCTGATCCTTCATCTTGATTGCCTGATTCATCAGAAGCATGAGTTCCTTGATAAGTTACTTGAATACGGGAAAGTGCTTTAGCAGCATATCCTGTACCATAGCTGTTAGCTACGCAATTCTGAACTGTCAAAATTGGAGTTTTAGGATTTTGACGATCTGTAATTGACAAAGTAATTGAGTTGTAATTTAACAAGTCTTGAAGCTTTGGTACTTTAGGAAGCTTGTGACCTCCGTTACCAATCAATCTAAAACCTGAACAATTAACGCTTACTATTTCATAAGAAGTAGGTACGATTTCAGCAGCGCTATAACGCCCTAAAATAAACACCCCTTCAGTTCCGATATTAACGGAATATGAACAATTGTCAAAAATTCCAACGAGCACGTTGTCAATAAAGATTTTGGCACGAGCCCCATTCATAGTTTTTGCTACCATATAATTCTCCTTCCCTTATTAAGCTGTTGCCGAACTTGACACTTGACTAAATTCAAGATTCAAGCTGATAAAGTAAATTGCTGTTGCTAGTTTAATCTCAACGCTTACTCTCATAGTAGGAGCGTTAATTTCAACAGATGCATTCTTGTAACCCAAAGCTGCGTCGTCTGAAGCTGCGATCAATTTCTGACGTTTGTAATTGCCCATTTTAGCATCTAAGAAAGCTAATGCTGAAGCTGCATCTACATCCGCTACCGATTTACCTACGAAAGCTGTTTGAAAGCTATCTGCTAAATCTAAACAGATCATATCTGCTGCATACATTGCTTGGATAGAATTATAAACAAAGTTAGTATCTACGCCATAAGTTGTCTGGTCAGATACCCATTTGTTACCTGCTGTAACTTGTTCAAGAATTAACAATCCAGCATTTAAAGCATCTTCCAAATCTCCCGGGCTACCACTATCAAAACCGCTTGGATCTACAAAACTAATTACGTTAGCAAACTTGTTAACGATTGCTTTATAGAAACCAGCTGCTTGCATACCAGCTGCGATACATGCTGTATGCCATGGCATAAAGCTTACGATGTCGCCTACTGAATTAGTTTGTGACGATCTCTGCATAGCTAAAGATACGCGGGCATGGGCCAATTGTTGAGCGCGTGTTTTAGCTTCTGCGTAAGTTCCCCAATAGCTACAGAAAGCTGTACGATGACGTTTAATCTTAGGTGTCGATACTTTTAAAATATGATTCTTAACTAAAGTATTGATTGCATCGATTGTATAAGTAGATGCACTGTCTGTTAAACCATCTGCAATATCTGATGTAGCATTTCTTGAGAACAATGGAATTACAAAGTTTGCATTGATTGTTTCAAGAGCTGACATTGCGTTTACAACGCTAGCTGCTGAAGTGGCTCCGCGTAATCCACCGCTCAGATAAGCAACCTTAGACATCTTATTAGGAAGACCTGCAATCGCTGTAGGTACGAAATCTACAGAGCTTGATTGTGACATGACTAAGCTAAAGTTATAAACTGAACGTTTTGCTTGGCCAGGCATTTGAGCAACCGCTGTTGAACAAATTCCAACTCCTGCAATTTCATCTAAAATTCCTGGAGATAATTGAGCAGAAGCGTCAATAACTGCTGCTGAATAATCTGTTTGAGAAGCTATATAATTAGCTAAATCTTTTAAAGTTGTATAATTGCTTAAAAGAATGTTTAAATTAGCTCCTGCTCCACCAACTACTGTAGTTGTCAAATGAGTATCAGTAATAGTCATAGTAGCTGTAGTTCCTGCATAACCAACAGTTAAAGCAACTTCGGCTTCAGCTGTAAATTCTTCATTAGTATTATTATCTTTACGATTAATATTTACTTGAACTTCTGGCTGAGCAGCTGCTGAGTATAATCCAGCAGATAATTCTAGAGCTGCTAAATCTCCTGGCATACTGTCGATCAATTCAAATGAACGGCCATAACCTAAAGCGTTGGCGGCATTGTCTGCCAAAACATCCATCGATATAACTAATTGACTGCTATCTGCTGCGCAATTTAATCCCGTAGGTAAAAGAGCATCAATTTCAGCAGCTAATAAAGCTACCGAATCATGATTGCTTTCTGTAGAACTTAACGTAACGCTTGCTGAAATTCCACCATTTAATCGAACTGCAAAAACCAATCCGTTAAAAAGAGATCCGTCAGCATCGTCACCTGTCTGAGAACTTACATAAGCTATAGCGCATGCGCCTACAGATGCTCCGCTAACTGCATCGGTCTTATCATAAGCATTTGGCAGGACACTCATTAAACCAGCAACTATTTGATTAATTCCGATAACAGCAGAGGTATGGTCAACTAAAGTAACTTTACCTGTAAAACCTGTCAATCCATTAAAAGCTCCGATAACGGCAGTTGCTAAAGCAGCATCTGTCGAGATCGCACTAACATCCAAAGATATTTTGAAGTTAGCTCCTGTATAATGAGCTCCTGTAGGAATATTTGATCCTAATCCTGTAGTATCTAAAGCTACAGCAAATTTAATACCGTCATGGGCCTGAATAAAGAAATAATCCCCATCATCCATAGATGATTGTTTTACAGAAATATGACCTTGTTCAGCAACTGGAGAAAAAGAAATAATATCTGACGTAATACTTGGAACTGTTTCTGAAACTGATTGAGAAACTTGATAATAGTATTTATTACCATTGACGCCATAATTATTATGTGA